CTTAATTAAATTAATGGGAGAGAAAGGAATGGGAGATAAAGCCAAAGAAATTTACAACTCAATGGCTCCAAAAGACAGACAATTAAGAGAATCAGTAGTTGATAAAATAGTAGAATCTATTCTTAGAAGACTTAAGAAAACTAAATAAAATGAATAAACAACTTCTAATAGAAACTAGACCATTTCAAGTTAATCCAATGCAGCTTATTGAAGGAACTAAAGGATCTTCAGGAAACCCATTAGTAGAAGGCATTTTAGCTACAGTGGAAGTAAAAAACGGAAACGGAAGATACTACAAGAGAGAATTATGGGAAAGGGAATTAGAAACATACATGCAGAGCATTAAGGAAAATCGTGCAACTGGAGAATTAGACCATCCTAGTACTGAAGTTATCAACTTAAAAAACGTATCCCATGCTATCAAAGATATTTGGTGGGACGGAGATAATATTATAGGTAAAATCGAAATTCTACCTACCCCATCAGGTAATATCCTTAAAGCACTTATAGAAAGCAATATTTCAGTAGGAGTATCTTCAAGAGGAATGGGTAGTTTAAAACAAGAAGGTGACTTAATGGAAGTACAAGATGATTTTACATTAACATGTTGGGATTTTGTATCTACTCCTTCTAATCCAGGTAGCTGGATGCACCCAGTAAATGGAATGATGAACGAAGGTTTACAATCAACTAAAACAAATAAGTATTCTAAAATAAATTCTATTCTTTTTGAAATATTATGCGCTCACGGCACTTGCCCAATAATTTAAAATCTATCATAAAATAATATTTTAGAACTGATGTCTCCCCTAAAAAGGAGACATTTCTTTTTGTAAAATGCGACTTTGATAAAAATGTGGCATACGTATAGCTATAATGTACTATTTTCATTCTACTATATAGTACCAAACAATCATAACCCCAATTACAATTACTAATAATTGTATTTCCAAAACAAATTTAAGGAAAATGTCAACAAACAGAGATTTATTAAAAGAAGCGATCGCTGACGCTAAAGCAGTAAAAGAAACAGCAATTGCAAACGCAAAAATGGCTCTTGAAGAAGCATTTACTCCACATTTAAAATCTATGTTCTCCGCTAAAATCAACGAGATGGAAGAGGAAGAAGAAATGGACGAAGATATGGATTACAATGACGAAAACATAGAGCAAAACGAAGCCAAACACAAAGGTAGAGAAAATGAAAAGGTTGTTAAAGAATTCTATTTAGATGAAGACGAAGACGAAATTAATCTAGAAGAACTCATGTCTGAATTAGAAAAAGACGAAATGGAAGAAGTAATTAATGATCCTAGAGGTCCTGGAGCTCACGGTAATATAGCTTCTGGAGGAATGTCAGATGATGCTTTAATGGAAGCCGAAGAAGAAACTGAGGAAGAAATGAGTATTGAAGACATGTCTGAAGGAGATTTAAAAGATTTCATTGAAAGCGTAATTAAAGACATGGTTGAAGCTGGAGAAATTGAAGCTGGTCACGAAGAAGAATCTGAAGAAGAATCTGAAGAAGAAGAAGAAGAAGAAGGTGAAAGTATTGATGAGTTCTTAAATGAAATGGAAGATGATGATCTTAAAGAATATGTTAGGGAACAACCATCTTCAGCTGAAGAAGCTTTAGCTATGATATGTAAAGAATATCCTGACATCAAACAATGTAAAACGATGAAAGGAATGGAAGAAAGTAAAGCATCAAAAGCTGCAAAATTAAAATCAAACAAAGAATTAGAAGAAGCATACAGCGTTATTAGATCAATGAAAAAAGACATTAACGAAGTTAACTTACTAAACGCAAAACTACTTTACACTAACAAAATCTTCAGAGGTAAGAGCTTAACTGAATCTCAAAAGATTAATGTATTAGGTGCTTTTGACAGAGCAACAACCACAAAAGAAGCTAAACTTGTATATGAATCATTGTTGAGTAATTTAAAAACACCAACAAGAAACATTCAAGAAAATTTAGGTAGAGCTTCCAAGTCAATAACTGTTCCTCAAACAAAACAACCTATTATTGAATCTAATGATATGATAGCAAGGTTCCAAAAATTAGCAGGTATTATTTAAAACAAACAAACAAACAAAAACAAAAACAACAGAAAAAATGGCAAACATTCAAAACTTACTCGAATCAGCTAACCCGTATAAATCACTACAAGGTGACGCGGCTAGATTAGCAAACAAATGGGGTAGAACAGGATTGTTAGAAGGTATCAAAAATGAAACCGAGAAAAACAATATGTCTATGATCCTTGAAAACCAAGCAAAACAATTGGTAATTGAAGCCTCTCAAACAGGAGGTGGTACTTCTTCAACAGCTACTTTTACAGCAGGTGTTGGTGAACAATGGGCAGGTGTAGCCCTTCCGTTAGTTCGTAAGATCTTCGGTCAAATTGCATCAAAAGAATTCGTTAGTGTTCAACCAATGAACCTACCTTCAGGTCTAGTGTTTTTCTTAGATTTCCAATATGGTACATCTAAAAATCCATTTACAGCAGGTAAATCAATGTATGGTGATACAGGTTCTAACTTTGGTAATACAAACGCTGGTGGTTTATATGGTGCTGGTAGATTTGGTTATTCAATTAACAACACTTCATCATTCCAAACAGGAACAACAGGTTCAGCTACTTGGGCTACTTTCGATCTAGATAGTGATTTCTCAGCATCAGCAACTGCTGGTTCTTTTAAAACTATAACTATGACTTTATCATCTACTACTGATTTCTTAGCAGCTAGATCATTTACTCTTACTTCAGGTTCTACTATTTTATTAACTGATAACTTACCCGCATTTACCTCTTTTAATGCAACAAATAACACTGTAACTTTTGTTATTACTGGTTCAAAAGTAACAGATGCAATCGCCCCAGCTGGTACATTAGCAAACGTTACTTGTTCATATTCATTACAACCAACTGATAAATTCAGAGGTGATTTTGAAGATGCTAACACTGCTTTGAACGCAAATAACAGTTCAATTACAATTCCTCAAATCAATGTTCAAATGAGATCTGAAGCGATTGTTGCTAAAACAAGAAAATTAAAAGCAGCATGGACTCCGGAATTTGCTCAAGATTTAAATGCATACCATGCATTGGATGCTGAAGCAGAATTAACTAGCATCATGAGTGAATACATCAGTTTAGAAATTGACTTAGAAATTTTGGATATGTTGATCGAAACTGCAGCTGCAGGTACTGAATATTGGTCAGCAGTAAATAACCAAAGTTTAAGTGTAAGTGGTACTACAGTGTCTGCTTCGACTTTAGGTTTCTTTAACACACAAGGACAATGGTTCCAAACATTGGGAACAAAAATCCAAAAATTGTCAAACGCAATTCACCAAAGAACATTAAGAGGTGGTGCAAATTTCATCGTTTGTTCTCCAACAGTAGCAACTATCTTGGAATCAATCCCGGGTTTTGCAAGTACTTCTGATGGTGAAGCTTCAAAAATGACTTATGCATTTGGTGTACAAAAAATGGGTCAATTGAATGGTAGATATCAAGTATACAAAAATCCATACATGACAGAAAATGTTATATTGATGGGTTACAGAGGTCAACAATTCTTGGAAACAGGTGCAGTTTTTGCTCCATACATTCCATTGATCATGACTCCGTTAGTGTACGATCCAACTACATTTACTCCTAACAAAGGTCTATTGACTAGATATGCTAAGAAAATGGTTAGACCAGAATTTTATGCAAAAATCTTCTGTTCAGGTTTAAATACTCTATAGTAATAACCTTACTTTACAAATTAAGCCGAGCAAAAGCTCGGCTTTTTTTATCCTCAAAATTAATCTATATATTTATAATAAAAATACTTATGTCTGATTACAACAAATCCAAAGAAGCACAAGAAGTTTTTAAAAATAAAACTAAACCAAAAACTCCTATTAAATTCGGAATTTCATTAAATGAAGAACAAAAAGAGGGTAAAAAAATCATTCTAAATAATACAGTATCTGTACTTAAAGGCAAAGCAGGATCTGGGAAAACTCTTACAGCAATTCAAATAGGACTAGACTTATTATTTCAAAAAGAAGTAGACAAAATAATAATAGCTAGACCATATATTACGGCTGGAGAAGATATAGGATTTTTACCTGGAGGTGTAGATGAGAAATTAGCATATTTAACAGCTCCTATATATAATATCATGCATGATCTAATAGGCATTCAAAAAACAGAAAGTTTAGTAGCAGAAGGAAAAATAATTATAGCTCCATTCGGTTTTCTTAGGGGAAATACATTTTCATCTTGTTACGTTATAATAGATGAAGCACAAAATGCAACTCATGGTCAAATAGAGTTAATGTTAGGAAGATTAGGATTAAATAGTAAAATGATATTTTGTGGTGATATGTCTCAATGTGACTTAAAAGACAAAAAATCATCAGGATTTGATTTCTTTACAAGACTAGAAACTAATGTAGATCAAATTAAAATCATAAGTTTAAAACAAAATCATAGACACCCAATAGTAGATAAAATATTAGATGTGTATAATGAATATAGAAATTAAATTTTATAATATTTATAACGAACCAATAAATAAACAATGAGTGCTGGAAGATATAGTTTCACAATTGAGCAAGGCTCAACATTAGATTTTGAATTACAATATAAAAACGCAACAGGTAGTGCTATAAACTTATCAGGATATAGTGGTAAAATGCAAATTAAATCAAATTATGCCGATAATTCCCCTACAATATATCTTACATTAAGTAGTTCTCTTCAAGCAGATGGAACTGGACTAAACTTCAGCGGATCTAACGGCTCTACTCCAACGACTTCAGGTTCAATTGGGGTATTTATATCAGCCGCTACTTCTTCTTTACTTACGTTTGATACCGCTTTATATGACTTAGAAATTGCATCCGGTAGTATAGTAACAAGAATTCTAGAAGGACAAGTAAAATTATCAAAAGAAGTAACTAGATAATGGCAGATTGTGCAAAACCAATAAATATTATTCCAAATAATAATACTGTTAAGATAGTAAACACTAATAATACTATCAAGATAATAGATAATGATTGCTGTAAAACAGTTAGTGTTGAGCAACCTATTACTAGCGTCGTTCAGATATTAACTGGTCCATTAGGTTCAACAGGAAATACGGGTCCTTCAGGTTCACAAGGTCCTTCAGGATCACAAGGTCCTTCAGGTTCACAAGGCCCATCAGGATCATCTGCTCCATTTACATATGTTGGGGGAAACGTTTGGAATACAACAAGTAGCATTCAAATTACAGGTTCATTTACAGTTTCCGGGTCTTCTACTTTTACAAATATAGGACCTGCTGTTTTTAGTGGTAGTGTAACATCACTTCAAGGATTTACAGGTTCATTACTTGGAACTTCTAGCTATGCAATAACTGCATCATTTGCTTTAAATGGTGGAGGTGGTTCTTCTATTGATACAGGTTCATTTGCAACTACAGGTTCAAATGTATTTATTGGTAATCAAACAATAACAGGGTCTTTAAATATATCGGGTTCAACCACACAACAAGGTAGTTTAACTGCAACTTCATTTACGGGATCATTACAAGGAACAGCATCTTATGCTACAACATCATCCTACGTATTGAATGCCGTAAGTTCATCCTTTGCAACAACTGCATCTTATGTACTAAACGCAATAAGCAGTTCATACTCAGCTAATAGTACAAGTGCATCATATGCTGGAACTGCTAGTTATGTTGTAACTGCGCTAACTGCATCTTATGTACAAAATGCTCAAACTGCTTCATATGTTCAAAATGCACAAAGTGCATCTTATGTATTGCAAGCAATAAGTAGTTCATTTACAACTACATCATCATACGCTTTAACTGCAGAAACATTATTAGGAAGTGTAATAAGCGCTTCTTACTCATCAACCTCCTCTTATGCATTAAATGCAGATTTACTAGACGGAAAAGATAGTACTATATTTGCAACAACTGGTTCAAATGTATTTATTGGTAATCAAACAATAACAGGGTCTTTAAATATATCAGGTTCAACCATACAACAAGGTAGTTTAACTGCAACATCCTTTTCTGGATCACTACAAGGTATAGCAACAACAGCATCATACGTCCAAAATGCACAAAGTGCATCTTATGTATTACAAGCAATAAGCAGTTCTTTTGCAACAACTGCATCATATGTATTAAATGCTCAAACAGCTTCATACGTCCAAAATGCACAAAGTGCATCTTATGTTTTAAATGCAGTATCAAGTTCTTTTGCAACAACTGCATCATATGTATTAAATGCTATAAGTTCAAGTTTTGCAACAACGGCATCATACGCTTTAACTGCTCAAACCCTATTAGGAAGTGTAGTAAGTGCTTCTTATGCTTCAACATCATCTTTAGCTCAATCAGTTGAATTTGAAGGAAAACCATTATCAGCAGGATATCCAGGTAATTATATAATCCCTGTTAAATTTACTACCCCAGTAGTTAGCTTAGCAGCAGGATCAGGATTAGAGAGTGCTGCTGTTATTAGATATTACCCCATACAATTATCTAGAGATACATTAATATCTTCTATAGGTGCAATAGTAAGAAGCTCGGGAGCAGCAAATACTGGTTCATATAGGTTAGGAATCTACAATGGTATAGAAGTAACAACACCAATTGCACAAGGATCTACCTCTCTTCCAGGATCATTATTAGCAGATTATGGTTTAGTAAGTCAAATAGGAACAGTACAGGCATTTGTTGAAATAGCTATATCAGCACTAAGTAGGCCTACTTTAAAAAAGGGAGAAATATATTGGTTAGCAATATCCCCATCAGGAAGTTTAACTCAGTCAGTTACAGCAACTACTAATACGCTATGGAATGATTATTTTGGTATTTCACCATCTACCACCACAATAGCATCATATATTGGATTGAGTGTGGCAGCTGATGGAGGAGGTTCATTACCAAATCCAGCAAACACCTCATCAATAGCATTAATAACAACTGCAACCCCCAGAGTATTTCCCATGTTAAAAATAACAGGTTCAGTAGAATAAAATAAATAATAATGGCAATAAATAGAGTAATACAAAGAGTAGAAGATGAACAAGGCCAACCTATCTTAGATAGCGATGGTAGAGAACAGTACATAACTTTAAGTGAAACTATAACTGAAGATATTCCTGAACCCACCACTTCAATTGATATTAATAATTTAACTATAGAACAGTTAATAGAACTAAAAAAGAAATTAGACAGTTTATCTTTATAATATTTATAACAAATATACAAATTCATGAACATTCCAATATATCCTGGTTCCTCATCATTTTTCCCTGGAAATACTCCATTTGGGTTTTATGATTTAGACTATCAATTTCAGGTAGATGCTGATAAAGTAACACTATTTTGTGCTAGAAGATTAGGATACCCAATTATAGACATTGAGTTACAAGATATAAATTTTTATGCTGCATTCGAAGAAGCAGTTACTACTTATGGTAATGAATTATATGCATTTAGAGTTAGAGATAATTACTTGTCTTTAGAAGGAGCATCTACAAGTACTACTATTAATGATGCTATTATAACTCCAAATTTAGGAAATTTAATTAAAGTATCTGAAATGTATGCTGCAGAAGCAGGAGCCGGAGGTAATGTTCCTTGGTATAAATCAGCAATCTCAGCATCATCAGGAGTTCAAGATTATGACTTAAATGAATGGGCAATCTCTCAAAGTTATAGTAATAACGATATTGAGATTAAAAGAATATTTTGGGAACAATCCCCAGCAATTGTTAGATTCTTTGACCCGTATGCAGGTACAGGTACTGGTATGATTAACTTAATGGATTCATTTGGGTGGGGAGGATACAGCCCAGCTATTAACTTCATGATAATGCCTTTAAGTTATGACCTACAAAAAATACAGGCCATTGAAATGAATGATATGATCCGTAAATCCAACTTCTCATTTGAAATGCATAATAATGTGTTAAGAATATTTCCTATCCCTAGAAACGATGGTATGATTTGGTTTGAATATATTCTTAAATCTGAAAGAATAGCAGGTTCAATTGATGCAAATAGTGGAGGTAATGTAAGTAATGTATCAAACGTTCCTTATACTAACCCAACATATACATCAATAAACTCAATAGGAAGACAATGGATATTTGAATATACTTTAGCATTAGTTAAAGAAATATTAGGATATGTTAGAGGAAAATACACTAATATTCCTATACCAAATGATAATTTAACTTTAAATTATGGGGATTTAGTAACAGCTGCAACATCTGAAAAAATAGCGTTAGTTGAAAAATTAAGATTATTCTTTGATGATACATCAAGACAAAAACTTTTGGAAAGAAGAGGAGCCGAAAGTGATGCTATGCAAACTGAGTTAAATAAGATTCCATTCGTAATTTACATAGCTTAATAAATAAATCATGGCATTATTTGGATCTAGTCGAGACGTGTCTTTAGTAAGACATTTAAATAAAGAATTACTACATAATATAGTAAATCAACAGTGTGCTTTTTATAAGTACGAACTTGAAAAAACAAATACTAATATATATGGAGAATCAGCAGGTGGGAAGTATTATTCGGGACCTATATTATTTAATTCATTAATTAACATTGGAGACAATACAAGTCCAACAAATGATTTTGGAGTAGATTTTGATTGGAGTATTACAGTAGCATTGTTAAGAGATGATTTAGTAGAAGCGAATGTCCATCCTGAAGTAGGGGATATTATATTATATCAAGAAAGTTATTTTGAAATAGATAATATAGTTTTCACGCAATTTTGGACAGGTAAAGATCCTGACTATCCTTATGAAAATAATCCATTAAATCCCGGATTATCCGAATTTGGATATAATGTTTCAGTAGTATGTTCTTGTCACTATGTTCCCTCAGACAGAATCGGGATTTCTAAAACCCGATTATAATATTTATAATAAAAAATGGCTAGAAAAAATAACCCAACCCCTAAAACACAAAAGGAAATATCTATTTCTTTACAGACTCCTACTGAACAAAGAGGAGTAGGGTTCCAGCCTGTAGGAAATCCAAATGATGTAGTTGTCCCTAATAGAGCACAACAAACTTCATTTAATGGAGATGATGTAAAACCATTTAGTATTGGTATTCAAGATATTGATGAAGCTGTAATGTATTATTTTAAAAATGTTATTCAACCATTTGTAATTCAAAACGGAGAAAGACTAGCAGTTCCTATAATTTATGGTTCTCCTGAAAAATGGAAATCATTCCAAAAAGACGGATATTATAGAGATGTTCAAGGTAGAATAATGGCACCCATAATAATGTTTAAATTAGATTCAATTTCTAAGAATAGAACTATAGCAAATAAATTGGATGCTAATATGCCTAACAATTTTGGAGTATTTACTAAAAAGTATTCTCAAAAAAATACATACGATCAATTTTCAGTTTTAAATAATGTTGTTCCTGAACAAATATTTTATGCTACAGTTGTGCCTGATTACTTAACAGTAACTTATTCATGTGCTATAATGACTTATTATGTAGAACAATTAAATAAAATTATAGAAGCAGTAGAATACGCTTCTGATTCATATTGGGGAGATCCTGAAAAATTTAAATTCCAAGCAAGGATAGATTCATTTGATAGAATACATGAATTATCAGATGATAAAGAAAGAGTAGTAAAAACCACATTTAGTATTAAATTAAATGGACATATAGTTCCGGATGTCCCTCAGAAAGACATTAACGCAATAAAAAAGTTTACTAATAAATCAAAATTAGTATTCACAACCGAAGTAGTAAATAAAATTTAAATAAATAATAGTTATGGAAACTAAACAATTAACACCCGAAGAAGTACAAACAATTAAAACCATTAGACAAGAAAGATCAGAAATAACTGATCAGTTTGGTGAAATTGAAATTCTTATCCAAGAATATGAAATGATTAAGCAAGACTTAAAAGAAAAATTATCATCTCTTAAAAAAAGAGAGGTAAAAGTTGGCCAAGAACTGCAAGAAAAATATGGGAGTGGAACTATAAATATAGAAAAAGGAGAATTTGTTAGTAGTATTTAACTTTGACAAAAATGTGTCATATTTATATCAAAACATAATATAAAACATGGCAACAACCCTAATTTCTCCCGGTGTACTCTCTATTGAGAACGATACATCACAAGTACGTCAACAACCAGTTACTGTAGGTGCCGCTATTATAGGTCCAGCAGTAAAAGGTCCTTTAGAAATCCCTACAGTAGTAACATCATACAGTGATTACCAAAATAAATTTGGTACTACATTTGTAAGTGGTAGTGATGTTTATACTTATTTTACATCAATTGCAGCTTACAATTACTTTAACAATGGTGGTGAATCATTATTAGTAGCAAGAGTAGCAAGTGCAAGTAGCGCTTGGACATTTGCAACCACAGCAACTGCTTCAGCAGGTAATAGTGCTATTAAGAGTATTCTTGAAAACAGAGAAGTATTTGTTCTTGAAACACTATCTAAAGGCGTTATTATGAATTCCTCAAGTAGTATGGATACAGCAGGTGCTCTTGCTAGTGGATCTGTGGATAACGTTAGATGGGAAATCGTAAACTCTAATACAAGTTCAGGTACATTTAACTTATTAGTTAGAAGAGGAAATGATAATACATTAACTTCAACAATTTTAGAAACATGGACCAATTTATCATTAGATCCATTTTCTCCAAACTATGTTTCAAGCGTAATTGGTGATTACACATATGCATATAATTCAACTAAAAACCAAATCGAATTAACTGGTTCATATCCAAACGCATCAAGATATGTAAGAGTAAAATCAGTTCTTTTAACAACTCCAAATTATTTTGATAACTCAGGTGCTCCAAAAGCTGCATTTACAGGTTCCATTCCATTAGTAGCTAGTGGTTCATTTAGTGGAGGAGTAGGAGCATTATTTGGTACCGGCCCAGGAGTTTCAGCTGCTAAATATTATGATACTATAGCGGCACAAACTCAAGGTTTAGTTGGAACTGATTATACTAATATGATTAGTTTATTATCTAATACTGATGATTATCAATTTAATCTATTGTTGACTCCAGGTTTATGTGATTCTCTTCATACTTCACAATGTACTTCAATAATCACAAACACAGCAAATAGAGGTGATAACTTATTTGTTTTAGATTTAGTACCTTATAATAATACAACAACAGGAGTTACTACTCAAGCCTCCTCTAGAAACAACTCATACGCAGCTTCATACTGGCCTTGGGTACAAACCCAAGACCCAGATTCAGGTAGAAATGTATATGTACCTGCTTCAACTTTAATGGCTGGTGTATTTGCATATAACGATAAAGTAGCAGAGCCTTGGTTTGCACCTGCAGGTATTAATAGAGGAGGTATGACAAGTGTAATTAGAGCAGAACAAAAACTAACTCAATCAGATAGAGATATATTATATCAAGGTAAAGTAAATCCAATAGCAACTTTTCCAGGACAAGGAGTAGTAGCATACGGTCAGAAAACATTACAAACACAAGCATCTGCTTTAGATAGAGTAAATGTTAGAAGATTATTAATTTCTCTTAAATCATATATTGGTCAAACTGCAAACGTTTTAGTATTCGAACAAAATACATTAGCAACAAGAAACCAATTCTTAGCCCAAGTAAATCCATATTTACAGTCAGTACAACAAAGACAAGGTTTATATGCATTTAAAGTAGTAATGGATGAGAGTAATAATACTGCTGATGTTATTGACAGAAATCAGTTAGTCGGAGCGATTTATATTCAACCTACTAGAACAGCTGAATTTATATATTTGAACTTTAACATTATGCCAACTGGTGTAGCATTTAGTTAATAAAAATAGAAATTGATTATATTTATAATAAACAAATAAAAACCCATGGCAGTATTAAACCCCAACGAAATATTTTTTACGGCATTTGAGCCGAAACAACAAAATAGATTTATTATGTATGTTGATGGTATTCCATCATATACTATTAAAGGAATAAGCGCAATTACTTTAACTCAAGACGAAGTAGTATTAAACCACATTAACATTTTACGTAAAGTAAAAGGAAAATCAAAATGGAGTAACGTTACAATGACTCTTTTTGACCCAATCACACCTTCCGGAGCTCAAGCAGTAATGGAGTGGGTACGTTTACATCACGAATCAGTAACTGGTAGAGATGGTTATTCTGACTTTTACAAGAAACAATTAACTATAAACGTATTAGGCCCAGTAGGTGATATCGTAAGTGAATGGATTATTAAAGGTGCTTTAATTGTAAATGCTAACTTTGGTGAGTATAGCTGGGATAATGAATCTGCAGCACAAAACTTAACACTGGAAATCGCTATGGATTATTGCGTGCTCAATTATTGATATATATTTATATACAAATCTACAATTATTATCCTCCTTTCTGAAAAGATAGGAGGATTTTTTATCAAAAGCAATATCTGTATATATTTATAATAAAATAAAATCTATGTCAAACGAAGTTACAAACAAATTCCAATTTCCATCCGAAATTATTGAACTACCTTCTAAAGGTTTAGTCTACCCATCAACTAACCCACTTTCAAGTGGAAAAATTGAAATGAAATATATGACTGCTGCTGAAGAAGATATTTTAACTAACCAAAATTATATCCAAAAAGGAATAGTTTTAGAAAAATTATTAAAATCTCTTATAGTATCTAAAGTCAATTATGACGATTTAATTATAGGTGATAAAAATGCAATTCTAATAGCATCTCGTATTTTAGGATATGGGAAAGACTATGAATTCATGTATAAGGGAGAAAAAATATCAGTTGATTTAACGTTATGTCCTCTTAAGTATATAGACGAAAGTACAGTAACTCCAGGAGTAAATTCATTTAGTTATACTTTTCCAAATACTGGAACTAATATCACATATAAAATACTTAATAGTAAAGACGAAAAAGACATTCAGGCTGAATTAGATGGTCTTAAAAAGATAAATAAAGACGCTTCTCCGGATTTATCAACTCGATTAAGATATGTTATTACATCAGTTAATGGAGATGAG